TTTTTGAGTTTGAACTTGGACAAAAGATCCGCGCAGAAGACAAGGCAGAGGCAAAGGTCAAAGAAGAGCGCGAATTTGGACTTAAAGAAAGGCAGCTTGGCGTATCTCAGTCTGTGGCAAATGCACAGATCGAAAGGTACAAAGCTTTGACGGCGGCAGAAGATAAGGCCGCAAAAGGATCTGAGCAAAAGGCGAAGGTCGAGACAATTCAAAAGCTGTTCCCTATTCCTGACATTAGTTTTGACAAGATGATGGGTCTTACTGAAGAACAAAAGCAAAGCAAGATGAATGAGGCCGTAAGAAACACAGACCTCTTTGAAAAGACTTCTCAGCTTTCTGGCTTAAATCCAAAGGTGGATGTTCAGACTCTTGCCAATGCGGCGCGGCTTATTTCGAGCGGGACATTGCAGGCTCGTAAAGACAAAGACGGAACAACATTTACTAACATTGGCAGCACACGGGTTGTCTTGCCTTAATAGGAAAACAGATGGATACATCTTTGCGTCTTGGTCGTAGAGACCCGCTGGGGATTGAGCCAGAGGATGAACTCAATATGTACAAGAGTTCTTCTGAGGCATTGACTGAGGACGTTCTTCCAAGATCACGCCCAGATGTTGCGCCGCCAATTCCAAAGTCGGGCGGAGCGTCATTGCCATCTTCACCGCCAGCATCGCAGTCAGAGACATTTGCATATAAGTGGCCCGGCTCTGAGCCAGCTATGCAGCAGCCAAAGCAAGAATCAACAGATGGTGCTTTTGCATACAAATGGCCCGGATCAGAAACTGTTGAGCCAGTGGTCGAGGCAAAGCCAGAGAAAGAATCTGGCGATACAGGTCGTGGCTTTACAACGGCACTAGAGCAGACTCCTGCACTGGCATACGGTGCTCTCGGATTTGCTGGAGCGGCTGGCGAAAAAGCCTTCGGCGCTGGCGGGGCTATGACATCGCTGAAAAACTTTGGCCTTGGTGAGTACCAGACCAGAATGAAAGCGATTGGCGAGACAGCCAAAGAATCCGATGATGTGACCAAAGCATGGGCCAAGGCTCAGCAAGGCGACTTGGGCGCTTTGGTTGACTGGGCGCAGTATGGCGTTGGCTACCTCGGCGGCAGCATTGTCGAGACCGTGGCCACCTCTGCCCTTGGCTCTCTGGCTGGCGGCTTGGCTGCTGGCCCAGTCGGTGCTGTTGCTGGCGTTGGGGCAGGCGCTGTCGGCAAGCAGGCTGTTCAGGGCGTTGCCAAGAATCTGATCGAGGGTATGGTGTCTGCTGAGGCTAAGCGTCTGGCCACAGACAAAGGCATAGACGTTGCCACAGACCAGATGATCAAAGAAGCCACGAAGACCGTGGCCAAGAATATTGGCTCCGGCACGGCTTTGGCCGGTTCGGGAATCCTCAAGAGCACCGGCGGCATCTACGGCGAGGCCGAGGAGCAGGCTCAAGCAGAAGGGCGCGAACTGTCTGGCGGCGACTTGGCTCGCATCTTTGGATCTGGCGTTGTTGCCGGTCTGTCTGAAGCAGTCGTTGATCGTCTGGGTCTGGACGTGGCCGCAGGCAAGATCAATATCCCCGGCGCTGGTCGTCCGGGTCGTGCTCTGATTGGCGGCGCAGCAGGCGTTGGCATTGAGGGCGGACAAGAACTGTTCCAAACAGCCATCGAGCGTTTCGGCGCAGGCAAGGATTTGGCTGGCGAAGATGCCATGAACGAGTACATCAATGCGTTTGCATTGGGTGGCTTGGGTGGCGGCACGATTGGTGCAGCGGTTGGCGCTTTCCGTGGCGGCAAGACAGATGCTGACAGAGTTCGACAGATTCTTGATCAGGCTCAGACCGACCTTACATCCGATGATGGTCGCCAAGAATTATTCGAGGCCATGTCTGGAGACGAGAAGATCGGCCCAATCCTTCAGGCCAATGGCATTGATTCTGGTGACGACCCACGATTCCAGAATGTGTTGGTCAAGGCTTTGGCCACACAGCGTATGCTGGTTGACTTGGAGGCTCCAAGCCCAGAGGCTATTGCCGAAAAAACCAAGCAGCGCGAGGCTGATGTCATGGCTGCATTTGCAGAAGCTCCGCCAGAGACTGCCGTTACGCCAGCCACAGCGACAGAGGTTACTCCTGCTCCGGTAGTAACAGCCGCAGCTCCGGTAGTAACGCCGCCCGTTAATGAGGCTGGCTTTGTTCCAGAGCCACCAGCACAGGTGGCCGCACAGGTGTCTGCTGTCCGCGATGGCAGCAAGTCCGTGGTCGTCACAACCAAGAGCGACCTAAAGGGGGTAAGCACAAAGGGCTTGACTCGTGTGACAGTGACAGATCCAGAGACGAATGTTGAATCTGTCATCGTGTCGAAAGACAAGACCATTGGCGTAAAGGCTCAGAAGCTGATTGCCGATGTTGGATTCAAGCCAGCTATGGGTCAGTTGCTTGGCTACGTCGAGCCATCTGCCACCACCACTCCGCCTGCTGATGCTGTTGTTGTTCAACAGAAAGATGCGGCTGGCAACATCGTTCAGGAAGAAATCGTTCCTGCGGCCAAGGCTGGTCAGGTCAAGAAGATCAAAGGCACAACTACCACCGTCACAACTCCTGCTGTCGCGGCAGCGGAGCGTCAGGTTCAACCAACAGAAGGAGCACCAGATGCCACTCAAGTCAGGCAAGTCACAGAAGGTGGTGAGCAGCAACGTCAAGGAGCTGGTGGACAAGTTCCAGCGGTCGGGGAAGATCGGGGAGTCACAACCCAAGAACAAAAAGGCGGCGGTGAAACAGGCCGTGGCGATCAGCCTGTCGAAGGCGGGACTCAGCCGCAAGAAGTAGCGCCAACCACCCCTGCCGCTCCAGCCAAGCCAGCCATTGACCCCGTAGTGCAGGCTCGCGTTAAGGAGCGCATTAACAAGGCATACGAAGACGGTGCTCTGGACATCGAGGATGTGCTCACCCTAACTGAGATGGCCGACCAAGGCAACCTCATGGGTGCAATCACTCAGATGAAAAAGATTGCTGAATCGAACAAGGGTGCTGGAGCCGGAGCCAAGTACAGCCTGAGCAGAACGGCTGAGCCTGCAACCACAACAAGGGACTTTGCTTATGCCAAGCTCAAAACGGTTGACGACCTCAACAAAGAAGTCAGAGGACATCTCGCAAGACAAGGAAGCACAGACACCTTCACCGCGAAAAGAGTACCTGTCGGCGATCTTGCTGGAAAGATTCCCGGCGTCCCTGCCATGCAGCGCATTGCCGATCTGTTCAGAAAAAAGCTTGTCTATTTTGCAGTGGCGGAAGGAAGTATCGACTTCCTAGACGGCGCGGTACTAAGTGGCTCAGACACAATCTTTGTCAACATCAACAGCAGCCGTCCTCACGTCCGCATCCTCGGCCACGAGATGGTTCACGCTCTGCGATTCAGCGATCCAAAGCTGTATGCAAGGCTCGTTACGCACCTGACACCATACCTCGACCAAGCAGGCATGTCTCGCTATCGTCAGATCATGGCTCAGGAGGGGATGAAAGATCCGGCTCTGATTCTGGAAGAGGCCATTGCCGACATCGTGGGCGACAGGTTTGGTGAGTCCGCCTTCTGGCAGATGATGGCCGACGAGAACCCAACTATGTTCCAGCAGTTGGCTCGCGTAGTCATTGACTTCTTGGACTCGGTGATGGCCAAGCTTCGCAGCGGCCAGACCCTGGACTCAAAGAATCTGTTGACAGATGTCGGTGCTGCACGCCAAGCCGTAGCCAGTGTCCTGTCTACCTTTGAACAAGGTCAGGCTGCCGCACAACCAGTAGCCACTGGTATGCCTGCCTTCTCACAGAAGAAGATGGACTTGCCAGCAGAGCCGGGTACTCAGGAAATACCTGATGGGTATGTTCGCCTGTACCACCAGACAGACACAGAGTCTTTGGACAGCATTGCGAAAGAAGGCTTGTCTATCAAGTACGCAAAGGGCATCGAAGGGCCGCGAGCCATCTATGCTGGAGAGACCCCTTTCTATGGCCCAGTAGAGACACGCCCAACACTGGAGTTCATCGTTCCAAAAGAACAGTGGGATGCTCCGTTTGTTCTTCAGGATGTTCAGCCAGATCAAATTATTGCGGCTCACTATCCTTGGCACAGAAGAGTTCGCTACCTTGAGGATAAGGATAACGCCTCTGTTTTGCAAAAAGCCTTGGCTGGCGAGTTTGATGATCTCGAAGGAGACTACAAGCTGGCTGTTCAGTACGTCAAAGACAAGTACGGTGAGGCTGCTCCAGCACCAGAAGCTCGGGCTGGAGAGGCTATGTTCTCTCGCAAGAGACCGGGTGAACTGTTCTATTCGGCGATGTACGACAACATAGAGCGCAATGCTCAGAATGTGATGCCAGCAGAGCAGTGGAAAACTTGGCTAACTTCCAATGGCAAGAAGATGGGCATTAAGGCTGAGGAAGTTACTTGGTCTGGAATCATGGATTGGTTGTCATTGCAACCTGCTCGCGTCAAAAAAGAAGACGTGCTTGCATACATTGCCATGAACAATGTAAATGTGAATACGGTCAACCTCAGTGAAGTTGATGCCAAGCCCACGCCAGATGATTACAGAGAATTTGCAGAGAATCTGGTATATCGCGGAATGGTTGACGAACCAGAAGGTGGACTGGATAGTTTTACTGATGATGAGTACGAGGGATTTGTTGTCGAGAACTATGGCCGCAATAATTTCATGCGTGCGTGGTCTAAGAACGCAAAGCAAAGTGCCACCAAGCACGGTGATGGCAAGTACGTCTTGCCTGACGGCAAGGATTATGAAGAGACAGTTCTCCTTGTGCCGACAGTCGCTCCATACAAGAAGGATGATTCTGTTCATTTTGGTGATGTTGCCAACGGCCAGCATGTTGGTTGGCTACGCCACAATGTACGCAAAGACGCGAACGGTGAAGATGTTTTGTTTCTTGAGGAGATCCAGAGTCAGCGTGCTCAAGATGCTTTGAAGTTTGGTTTTGACGGGCAGAGAGATGCAGATGTAGACAAGTTCAATAGCTTGATTGAAAAGATTGCTGCAACAGAATCTGCGGAAGAAAAAGCTAAGCTGCAAAAGCAGGCCAATAAGCTATCCACCAAACTGTTTGAGCTGAATAAGTACAACGTACCGCCAGCCCCGTTCATCAAAGATACTCAGGCATGGGTCTCACTTTTGATTAAGCGGGCTGTTGGCATTGCTGTAAACAAGGGAATTAAGCAGATAGCTTGGACAACTGGTAAGCAGCAGTCTGATCGCTTTGACATCAGCAAAGATGTCTCGTCGGTTAAGTATGACGGAAAAAATCTAACGATGGTTCCAGTCATTAACCCTGCCCAGCCGCAAGTTCAAGAAGTCTCTCCTGCCGAGGTAGCCGACTGGATTGGCATCGACCTTGCAGACAAACTCTTGAGTTCAGAAAAGATTGATGGCAAGTACCAAGAGCTTTCTGGTGCTGGATTAAAAGCCAGCAGCGAAGGCATGGTGAAGTTTTACGAGGAGATTGTTCCTCTTGTTGCGGACAAGTTCCTGAAAGAGTTTGGCGGAAAGTCTGCAACCCTGAATGTTGGTATCGGCGGCGGACAATTTGCAAATCAGCCGGGATTTGTAATCCCTGAAAACCTTCTGACTCAGACGGCAGAAGATGGTTTGCCAATGTTCAGCCGCAAACGCTACGAAGAGCAGTTCTCTGATGTCAGCCCTGACACCCGTGAGCGTGCGCTGAAGAAGGGCTTCTACTCTCCTCCCACCATCAAGGAAAGACTGGAGCACATCAAGCCGAACTTCTGGATGCGTATTGTGCAAGGCACATTCGACAAGTTCCGTTCTGTCAAAGAGATCAGCAACAAGGCATACATCATGTTGCGTATGTCTACTGGCTCACAGGATGGCGCTGTCTCTACCCTACTGCACTACGGTCAAGTCTTCAACGACGATGGCGCACTGAATGTGAAGAAGGGTACGCAGGGTTTGCTGGAGATCCTCGACCCAGTGGGTGGTGAAGTTGATCGCTTCCTGCTTTGGATCGCAGCCAACCGTGCGGCCAGTCTGTCGAAAGATGAGCGCGAGCGTTTCTTCAGCCCAGAAGACATCAAGGCTTTACGTGCTTTGAACCTCGGCAAGATGAAAGACGGCAAGTCCCGTGTCGGCGTGTACGCCGAGACACTGAAGAACATGAACGAGTTGAACCGCTCTGTCCTCGATGTCGCTCGTGATACCGGCCTGATTGATGCCGAAGGTTACAAACGATTCTCTGCTGACATCTGGTACATCCCGTTCTATCGTCAGATGGAGGATGACGGCAGCCTGTCCGCAGCTCAGACCAGCTCTGGATCTGTCGGCCAGTATCTGTCCAAGAAGCTGAAGGGTAGTGACCGTCCACTGAACGACCTGATGGAAAACGTCTTGATGAACTGGACTCATATCCTGTCCGCCTCGATGAAGAACCAAGCCGCCGTCGAGACTCTGACTGCCGCAACAGAGCAGGGTGACATCGTTACCAAGCTGGATGCCCAAGAGAAGGGCGCAGTCAAGGTCATGATCAAAGGTCAGGAGACTTACTACCGCATCGACGACGAGTTCTTGCTGGAGTCTTTGGCTGCTGTGTCCCAGATGCCAAGCTACGGCTGGGGCATGGACGTTATGCGTGGGTTCAAGACCACCCTCACACGGTTCATCTCTCTGTCGCCAACCTTCAAAATCAACAACTTGATCCGTGACTCCATCCAGTCTATCGGTCTGTCCGAGTTGAGTGGTAGTCCAGTGGGCAACGTCATGCAAGGCTGGCGTGCATACATGACAGATCGTGCCGAGGCTTTGGCTGGCGGCGGTCTGTTTGCTATGGGCAACGCATTCGACGGAGATCAGTCTGCCTCGATCAAACGAATCTTGAAAACAGGCGTGAGCAAGGCTGACATCTTGGATACCCCAGACAAGGTGGCCAACTTCTTCCGCTCGGTGCAGGACAAATATGACGTGATCAGCGATGCCTCTGAGAACGCCAACCGCCTTGCGCTGTACCAGCAGTTGCGAGCCAGTGGAGCTTCGCATCTTGAAGCCTCCTACGCCGCCCGTGATTTGCAGGACTTTGGACTGCAAGGTAGCTGGACGGCTATCCGCTATGCGGCTCAGGTTCTCCCGTACTTCAATGCTCGACTTCAGGGCATGTACAAGCTGGGCAGGGACGGCATCGACCCAACCATGCAAGTCCTGACTGGCAACGCTTCTGATACTGAGAGACAGAAAGCGGCAAAGTTTGCCACTGTCACTGGCGCTGTGGTCACCGCTGGCCTGATCCTGTATCTGTCACAGAAAGACGACGAGGACTGGAAGAAGCGCGAAGACTGGGATCGTGATGCCTTCTTCTGGTTCAAGGTTCCCGGAACAGACAAGGCTGTTCGGATTCCAAAGCCTTTCGAGATGGGCGCAATCGCCACCTTGGTCGAGCGTTTCACCGAGCAGATGGTTGATTCCAGTGTTGAGGGCAAGGTGTTTGGTAAGCGCCTGCTGTCTGTTCTGCACGATACGTTTGCGATCAACCCAATCCCACAGGCAATCCGTCCTCTGTACGACATTGCTCGCAACAAGGATGGATTCACAGACCGCCCAATCGAGAGCATGGGCATGGAGCGCATCTCTCCTCAGCTTCGCAAGTCGCCCGGAACATCTGCTGCTGCCGTCTCGCTGAACACGGTGAACAACATGTTTGCTCAGTTCGCATCGACAGCGACAGGTGGTGCGATCAAGCCAGAATCTGTTCAGTTTTCTGCGATCCAGTACGACTACATGCTCAAAGGTTACTTGGGCTGGGTTGGCGCAGGCATCCAAACTGCATCGAACATGATGGCCGCTCCGTTCAAGGATGGCGCATCCCCACGCTACGAGCGCATTGATGACTTCTTGGTGGTGGGCAACTATGTGAAGAGCGTGCCGCAGGCTCAGTCCCGCTACGTCACATCGTTCTACGAGAACTCCAAGGACATTGCGACAGCAGCTTCTGATGTCAGCCATTTCCTGAACGCTGGTCAGCTTGAGAGAGCCAACGAGTTGTTTACTGAGAAGCAGGACAAGCTGGCCTTGGTGAAGCTGTACAACAAGGGGACAAACATGATGTCCGGCATCAGCAGTCAGATCAGAATGATTGAGGACGACAAGGTGATGTCTGGCGCAGAGAAGCGCCTAGAGATCGAGCGACTCCAACAGATCAGGATTGACATCGCAAAGCAGGTAGAAGAAATCCGCATCAACCAGAAGAAGTGAGCAGACTATGAGCTACACAAAACCAGAGTTGCGTGAGCGCATCAAGAAGAAGGTGATGGCCAGCGGTAAGGGCGGCGACCCCGGCGAGTGGTCTGCTCGCAAAGCCCAGCTTGTGGCTCAGGAGTACAAGGCTGCTGGCGGCGGGTACTCTGGCGGAAAGACAGGAGAACAGAAGTCCCTGTCGAAGTGGACGAAGGAAGACTGGAAAACCTCCGACGGCAAACCATCCGAAGGAAAGAAGCGGTATCTTCCTGCTGCTGCATGGAACAGTCTGTCGCCCAGCGAAAAGGCTTCAACCAACAAAGCCAAATCGGAGGGAAACAAACAGGGCAAACAGTTCGTAGCCCAGCCTAAGAAGATTGCTCAGAAGACGAAGGCGTTTCGCCGCCCATAGCATTCTTTCTGGAGTCAATCCAGTCAGCTATGTCCTCGCGGTACGCCTTCCACCGACCATTCTCATCAAACCGAAATGCCGGGATCTTCTTTGAGACGCACCATTGACGGGCAGTCTCAGGGACAATCCCGAGCATTCGAGCGATCTCTCCAATCCCGATCAGTTCTTTCATACTTCTAACTCTCCTTGCTCGCCATCACTGGCGTTCTCGATTGCAATCTGTCGGCTCAGCGCATCAACCAACTCATCTTGATTTGCAACCTTGACGTTGATGATGGACTTTGCCACATGGTTCAAAGCCTGTGATCGGTGGGCGGCGCGAACCAGACGGATTGTTTGGCCGTGGCCGACGATGTAGATACGTTGCTGTTTCATTTGCTTGCAGTCACTTTCTTGGTTTCACGGTACTCCCACATCCCAACAAAGCCGGGGAACATGAGGTCGAACAGTCGCGCTAGATACGGACTGTGGTTGTTGTTGATCTTCCACTCGCTGCTCGTCTCCGAGATTGCAGAGTGGTGTCTCAACACATGGACAATGGTTCTTGCCGAGTAGTGCTTGTATCCACGGCGGCGAATCTTCATTGCCTCCTCCACGAATGCGTCCCACACATGAAGGTTCTCAGGGAGCCACTTCATGAATTCACTCGTGAAGTGCTCCTTGTTGTCCATCATTACCTTGACAATAGGATTCATATCTTATTGATCAGAATGGGATGTCATCGGACATGTCATCAAAGCTGCCGCTGGGTGCTGGCTTTGGTTCCTGCTTCGGCGCAGGCTTCTGTTCCTTCTGTCCAGATCCGCCAATCAGTTCGATCTCGCCGATGCTGCCAGTCAGCTTCGTGCCGGTGGAGCCATCGTTCTTCTGATACTCCTCAATGTGGATGTCATTGATGACGGCAAAGATCTGTTGACCCTTGACCAGATACTCGGCCAGTGCGTCGGCGCGTTTACCCCACAGGCTTCCGTCAACCCACTGTGATGGGCGCTTGCCGTCCTCGCCCTTATGCCCGTAGTTGTAGGCCAAGGAGAGATTGGCAACGCTGTCGCCCTTTGCTGTTTGCCGAATAGCGGCATCGCGTCCGATACGAAATACACCAGTTAAATGAGCCATGATTTAGTCCTTCAGTTTGTAAAGAGTTGCAGCATTGATTTCGAGCTTTGGTGGTTGGGATTTCTTTTCTCTTGGTGGCTCGACTTGGGCTACCACCCAACACCAAAAGTCAGCCAGCCGCAGGTGCAGCCAGTCCCAATACTTCTCTGACCTGTCCACTCTGGTGACAGACATTACTTCCGGCGTCCATACCACGAAGTCGCAGTACGTTCGTCCTGTGATTTGCATCCCGCCCTGAATCTGCGCCATGTAGTACGGTGGAATTTCGGGATAGAGGACTTGGGTGAACGGGCATTTGACCTCGCCCAGCCCCGCACCCCCAACAAGAAAATCGGGTGAACCACCAAGCCAAGCCAGCGACGGATGCGGTATGAACCCCACCAGATCAATGGCATCGCCCGATTCCAGATGGAGACGGCGGTAATCCTCAATCGCTTTATCCTCATTCTGTTCACCCCAATCTGTTGCAGCGTTTCCAGTGAACGCCTCCTCCAATCCCATCATCCTCCGCCACAGTTGCTGGCGCGACCCCGGGCCGAGGCCAGCGGCCTGACCAAAAGCAGAAGCCGTCAGCTTCCCCTCCCGATCTTTGTGCCACTGCTCTGTCTTCTGGTGCGGATTCATTCCAGACCCTTGGCCAAAGCCTTGCAGAACTCCTCGGTCACAGCCTTCTCTTCATCCGACAGAAGGGCGAACTGTCCGCGCAGGGTGTCCACAGACAGGCATCCAGACAGGCGGATCTTCAATGCCTCGACCTGCTCGGCGGTCATCTTGGCCTTGATCTCTGGCTTGGCCGCACCAGCCTTGGCAACTTCTGCCTTGCGGTCATTGACATACTTGTTGTCATCGAACAGGCCGAGGTACACGTCAGCCGAGAAGCCCAGCATGGACAGCGCCTTGCCGATGGCATCTGTCAGGGATTTCTTTGGAGCTTCCTCGTCCGTGAAGTAGCCGTTCTTGTTCTTGCCAACAAAGGTGGTCTGGCCGAAATGCTCCACGGTTCCAGTGCCAATGTGAACATCGTCGCCCTTGTCGTTCTTTGCGAAGCGGGGGAAGTGCAGTTGGATGCGGACAAAGTGGACGGACTCCTGAGCAACCATGTGCTTCTTGACGGTCTGCCTGACCAAGATGCGCTCGTCACCATTCGATTCCCATGCCTGCTCCATGTCTTCAAGGATAATTGGAGTGCCGGGTAACAGACCTTGCTCGATAATCTTGACACCCCAAAGACCACCCATAGGCCCCCACATTTCAGTGGCCTTGCGGATTTGGTAGGTGTGATTGATGGCCGTGCCGGAGAAGCCGCCGCCTCGACTGAACTGCTTTACATGGCGGGGGTCTGTGGTGCAGGCTGAGTTCCAGACTTGCATGAAGTCTTGGGCTTGTTGTTCTGAATTGTCGGACATAGCGTTTCCTTTCGTTGATGCAGTGACAAGATTATGATAGCAATGTTCTGTGGCTTTTGCCAGTTTTTTGTTTGATTATATAGTCAATTCCAAGAAACTCCAGCAAAGACCAAGTAAACCAATAAGGTATCACTTGCAATTATTTTCTGCATCCCTGATACTCCACCCCGCAGGGTAGGTAATTGGTCGCTCCGATTGCTGAAAGCACTGGTAGTTTCTTCCTTTCGGCCAGTGTTCCCTGCCCCTTCGGGGTTTCAAAAGAAAGGTCTGAAAGGATTGCATGTTCAGTTATCAGTTCCACATTCGTGACTACCTCACCAAGACGAGGCATCTCACCCTTCTCGAAGACTTGGCTTACCGCCGTCTGATCGACACCTACTACACCGAAGAACAGCCACTGCCAGCAGACCCTGCTCGGGCGGCTCGACTCATCGCCATGCCTGACAACGTGGATGAGGTTACCGCCGTGCTTAATGAGTTCTTCACCCTTGAGGATTCCGGCTGGACAAACCAGCGTTGCGACTTCGAGATCACCAAGTACCACGGCAAGGCAGACTCAGCCAGACGTGCGAACAAGGCCAAGGTAGAAAAGAAATCTCTGAGATCAGAACTGATTGCAGAACTGAAATCAGAACCGTTTCAGGACGCAACCAGTAAACCAAAGAACCAAAGAACCAGTAAACCATCTACCCCTGTGGTTGGGTTTGAATCCTTCTGGTCAGCCTATCCCCGCAAGACAGCGAAGGCTGAGGCATTGAAGGCATTCACGAAGATCAATCCTGACGAACAGACTTTGACCAAGATGGTGGCGGCAGTCGAGAGATCGAAGTTGTCCACGGATTGGACGAAGGACAACGGACAGTTCATCCCATTTCCCAGCACATGGCTGAACCAACGCCGATGGGAAGACGAGACCGAGGAAGCGGCATCTGTGACAGGGGGATGGATATGAACAACGAAAAGGTAACCGCTCTACCAGCGTCCACGAACTACACGGCTGAACAAGCATTGCAGTCCGCACTGCAAATGGAGCTGACCGATGTGATGGTTATTGGGTACGACTTTGAAGGGGAGCTGTTTGTGCGTTCGTCCAAGATGACCCGAGCAGAGGGTTTGTTCATGGCAGAGAAAGCAAGGCAATGGGCAATGACTGGAGGGAAAGAATGAGTCCAGTACCACCACGAAACAAGGGCAAGAAAATCATCAAGATCAATGCCATTTCTCAGGCGCATCTCATCAAGGCCATGCTCGAAGGAATCTACACATGCAAGGAGTTGGCCGAGCACACTGGGCTTCACTACGTCACCGTTCTCCAGTACACAAGGGAGCTTCACTCTGTTGGCGCGGTTCACATCTGCGGGTGGGAGAAGGACATCTATGGCAGAGACTCGATCAAGGTTTACAAGATCGGTGAGGGCAAGGATGCAAAGAGACAGAGGATGAGCATGGCTGAGCGTGCGGCAAGAAGCCGGTCAAAGAAGCACAGCCTCGAAATGATTCAAAGGATGGCCGCATGAATGAATTGATATTTCCGGGAGGCGATGCACAGAGGTTGTGGGATATGCGTATCTCAGGATTCAAGCCGACAGAAATGATCATGGTTTCCATGATCGGTGAGCTGACCACTGGACGCTGGCAGATATATCCTAACCAAGAAATCCACCCGAAGAACCAAGAGTGGAGATGGGTTCGTGATCTGCAAATCTGCTTGGTCTATGACTCGACGTGCAACAAGGACAAGGTGAAAGCCTTCGCTTTGGAGATCGCAAAGAACAAATCTGTTGGTGATCGAGAGTCGAGCATGGGCTTTATCGGATCTTTGTTTTTGTGGAACACCAGTCTCAAGGCTGGCGCACACATGACGCACACGCCAGAGATCATCGGCGACCCGAACCTTTTGCTGCCGACCCACCCCGAAACAAACATCTACAGAAATCTGTTCCCATACGAAGTGCCGTTCTTTTTAGATATTGAAAGTCCTATATGAATGAAATGATTTTTTCGGAAGACACCTTTGACTTTGCTGAGTACGCCAGTGAGCCTCATGACAAGGACAAGATCGTTGCGCCCAAAGCCTACCGCGATGAAACGATTGCCCTACTGTCTGGCGAGGAGATGGTTACTGGCGCGACACTGCCTTGGCCAAAGACGTTTGATCACATCCGTTTTCGTCCGGGCGAAGTCAGCCTGTGGATGGGCATCAATGGTCACGGCAAAAGCCTGTTGACCAGCCACGTCATGCTTGGCTTCTTGCATCAGAACCAGAAGGTTTGTATTGCCAGCTTCGAGATGAAGCCACGGGCGACCCTTGCTCGCATGTGCAAACAGGCGGCAGCATCACCAACACCAGCACCCAGATTCGTTGATGGCGTTCTCAGTCACGCCACTGGTAAGTTGTGGCTGTACGACAAGATGGGACAGACAGACCCGAACCACATGCTGTCGATCATGCGCTACGCCGCGAAGAAGCTGGGTATCCAACACTTCGTTGTTGACTCGCTGATGAAGGTGGTGAAGGGCGAGGATGACTACAACGGGCAGAAGGCTTTCGTTGATTCTGTCTGCGCCTTTGCTCAAGACTTCAATGTCCATGTCCACCTGATTCACCACAGCCGCAAGCTGGGTGATGAGATGCAGATACCGGGCAAGATGGATGCGAAAGGTAGCGGGGCCATCGTCGATCAGGTTGACCAGTGCTTTACCGTGTGGCGCAATAAACGCAAAGAACAGGCGAAGCAGTCAGGCAAGGACGTTGACGAGGAGATGCCGGATGCCATCATGGTCTGCGACAAGAACAGACATGGCGACTGGGAAGGTAAGGTCGGCTTGTTCTATCTGTCTGGTGCTTGCTCGTATTCTGAGCGACCACACCAGCCGATGATCTACAACTATTCCAGATATATGGATGACGAAGGAGTGGCAATATGAGCAAGTCAGCACCGGGATTTGAAGCGCACCCTGCCGTGGCCGATGCCATCCAAAGGGCATCCCTGTACAGCGTTCAGGTTCGATTTGAAGAGCACTTACATAACAGCACTCTTGAGGTTATCTGTTTCTCCGAAACAAAAAGAAACAGAATCACAATTACTCAATTTGATTTCATGCTACACGGTGAAGAAATAATTGTGGATGCAATCAATAAGATGGTGAAAGAGTTTCACATCAATGACCGCTCACGGATTGCAACGCTGGAGTCCGAGCTTCGAGATTACAAGGCGGCAGTCAAAGACTTGGCGTTCCAACTTGAGATGACCAAGGATGTGGATAAGGCAACAGCCATTCGCATTGACAACATTCGCCTTGCCGCACTGAAGCAGGCTTCGCGTCACGTCATGGACTTCGGAGTTCCAAGAAGTGGCGCAGAGCTTGAGCGTTTGTGCAAAGAGATCGAGGGACTGAAGACCACCAAGGACTTGGCGATCAGCGAGGCTTTACAAAAAATGCAGGAGGCTTTTGGAAATGAACGATGAAGCACAGATCAGAGAACAGATCAATGAGGAGAAGCGCCGCAAAAACAGAGAAGAGTTTCCCGATCTTGCGAAACTGATGGACGAGGTTAATGCAAAGTACCCCGGGTCGAAGTTAATCTGGGCGAAGGATCTTGCTACCGGGAAGGAGATCGGAAAGAAATCTGTCGTCAACAGCGCATTTGAAATAACCAAAGACACATTCCCACAACCAAGGACACTACCAAATGTACGAAAAGGCAGAGGCAAGACTCGCTGAGATGCGAGACAAGGCTGGTCTGTATGCAACAGAGCAGGCCACCAAGAACTATCTGGAAAAATATAGGGAGTCTTTGCTTGCAATCCTGATGAAACAGTATGACGCCCTGGGATTCAAGACGGCAGCAGCACAGGACAGAGAGGCTCGCGCAGACCCAAAGTACCTGCAACTGCTGACAGATCTTCGGACATCAACAGAGATTGTTGAGAAGCTGAGGTGGGAGCTGGAGATACTGAAGCTGGGAGTTGCGGTGTGGCAGACGACTCAGGCAAACGAGAGAACAGAACGAAAGGGATACGGGGCATGACCGTCAACGCATTTAACTGGAAGCAGTACACCGATGAGGAACACGCCAAGAATGGCGGCGACCCATTCAAGAAAATGAAGCATGATGCCAAGATCAGTCTGAGTACCAGCGTAGCTGTGGCTAAGCTGCAAAGAAAGAACCCGTACCACGGCACAATCCTTGGCCTGAGCGACAAGGCAGACAATCAGGTTCAAGCATACAAACGAAACAGAATCAACAGGGATCTCGAAAAATGAGCAGCTTAAACATTCAGGTCGGCGGCAACCATTACAAAGAGATGCCCATCCAGCCCATCGAGTACATCATGAAGAACGGCATCGGGTTTATGGAAGGGAATGCCATCAAGTACATCTCCCGCTGGAGATCGAAGGGTGGGGTCGAGGACTTGAAGAAGGCTCGCCACTATCTTGATATGCTGATCGAGTTCGAGGAGCACTCACCAGACACGACAGCATGAAAGTCATCCCGCCCTACCTTACGTTTAAGCAGGCTCTGTCCAATGGGTACGTCGAGCGCATGGAGTGTCAGACATACACCCGCTGGGTAAAGCAACTTCGATGCGTGAGTTGCAACGCACCCGCTGACGACCCGCATCACCCGCACGGCGCAGGGTTCAAGGGCATGGGGACGAAGGTTCCTGACTGGTGGGTGATACCCATCTGTCGCACTTGCCATGATGTCCTTCACCATGATGTCAACGCATGGGAAGACCAGAATGGATCGCAGTTCGAGCACGTCTGTCTCACCTTCTTGCAGGCAATCAGAGAGGGAGTGCTCGTCCTTGGAAAATAAACGAGGCCGCTGTCTGTCCGGTGGATGTGCCAGTTCAGCAGGCAGCTTTGGCTACTGCCCAACCCATGAGCCTGAGTTTGTATCGCAGGCGTTCGACAGATACACAGCAGGCGGCGCTGCCTCACGCGAGAAGCCGACCTGTTACGAGACCCAGCAGAAGTGGGCGCAGTACGTGGTGGCCTATATCTTTTGCAGTGCGCCAGACCGCAGGGACGGAGTGACAGTCGAACACTGCCGAGACTGCACGCCTAAGTTCAGGGACGAACAGATTGCACTTGGCAAATGCCAGCAGCCAGAGACGGTGTTCATCAGACCAGAGGGGAAGGACGCATTGATAGGCGTTCCTCTACTGGACATGAGGATTCCAACCAAGGTTCAGAGGTGGGAGAAGGCGGTGATGGGCATGTCCGGGGCGGTGATTTCGCTTCCCCGGCCAGAGATTCTGTCCAAGATCATCGAGACAGTTGCCATCCGCCGAGCGCGATCCGCCGGAAGACCCAAGAAGGGCGAGACAGAATGATATGTCTGCCTTACCCCATCAGCACCAATGTCTACTGGAGAAACTTCCGAGGGCGCATGGTCAGGAGCAGTGCGGCCAATGCGTACAAGGATGAGGTGGGCTGGATAGCGAGGGTGAACAAGGTCGCGCTGATTACCACGCCGATCAGGGTGATGATGACGTTGCACCCGCCGAGGCCGCAGGATGCAGAGAAGCGAGAGAAGAAGGACAGGCTTTGGGGATTGGGCGTGAGGCGCATCGACATAGATAACGCACAGAAGGTTGTGCTTGATGCGTTGCAGGGTATTGCGTATGACAACGACAGACAGATCACGTTTCTGTCAATAAAGCTGGGGCAGCCAGTGCCAGAGGGCGGCCTCGATGTGATGATCGAACAGGATGGGGATTGGATATGAAGGGAGGACGATATTAAATTCTACTCAGTCGAACAGGCGATTAAGTTCTCGTTCAACATCAGCGAGCGCGATGAGTACAGCCGCACAGACTTGACCGGCACGCGAGGCACTAGCCTTGACGATCTGTCGCCGACTGACCTTCATGCTCAGGCTGCAATGATTCATTCGATGATTGGCAGATTGCTTCCGATGGAAAGGGATTCGGTGCTGTCTATGTATGGCAGAGGGAAGGCGAGAACGGATGCAGTCCGTAGCCTTGCTGAATATCTGATGCCGAATGTAAGCGGCACAGTGCCAAGCAACCGTGAGTTGCAGATCATCCTAATGCACTGGGCGACTAAGCGACCAAGCATCAGGAAGATTGCAGAGGAGAGGGGCGTGAGTTACAGGCAAGTCTGCAACTGGCGTAACGCAGTCCTTCGTGCGTGGATGCCGTTGCAGTTGCGAGCCATTGAGAGATTACATATCCGAATGTTTGTTGACGGAGACTTTAGGCTGGGCGACTGAGACGGGCTTGCAATACTTTGCATCCTCCATCCCCTCCTCCCAGCCAGCTTGGACAGATCGAGTGACGACTGTCCGAATGAGTGACTGGTATTCATCCCTGCTCATCACGACCATAGCCATGTCGCGGGATGCCCGAAACTCTTCGCAGAGTTTGTCGATGCGTAGTTGCATTGATTCTTCCTTGCTTGTCATACGAGTGCGTCCTTTCTGTATGTGCGTCCTGTGAAGTTGAGTGATGGCATATTGAAAGCGTCATACGCACCACGCCTCATGCAGTTGGGCTTGAGTTCAGCCCCATCGTAGTTGCCCCGAGCGAACAGATCGTTCTGTGCGGCAAGGGCTTTGCCTCGGCGTAGTGGCTTGATGTCATCCAGTCCACCGAGCATGATCTTTACATCCAATCCCGCATTCGTCAATGCCCATGTCATCTCTTGGCGCATGACCAAGCCAGCATGAAGCAGTTGGTTGTGCAGTACGTCCTCCACCTTGACCAAGCTGTCGGTCAGTGCGATGAGCCCCTTGATTTGCGATGCCGCCAGCGTCCCGTTAGTGGCGAGACAGGCGAGGATTCGGTGCTGGATGCTGTTCTTTCTGATGTTGATCTGTTCCATTGTTCATTTCCTTTTGTGAGTCTGGTGAGCAAGTCAGTCCGTGTGGCATGACTTGCTTGTGATTAAGCATGATGAGTCCGCAAAACGAACACCGCCATGCTTTCGATTCAACCACGACAGTCTCTCGACTGGCATGATCTCCGCGAGTTCTTCCAAAGAATGTCCTGATCTGTTCGATCATTTGCTGACCCTATCCTTGTAGATGTTGTACCGCCATGCAGTTGCCTCTGCATCTATGCGCCTCCATATTACTTGCTTCTGCTCGTCGGTCATCCCATTCCACTGGGCGACCTCGATGTACGTCCGACCACACCCCTTGCACACCTCGTCATACAGGGTTGTGCATACCGCTATGCAAGGGCTATCTGTCATTCGATACTCCTAACTCCGCAAACCTTTTCCATGTAGGCCACATAACATTGGTCAACAGTTTCAAACTGTCTAGGGTCTCCGTCCACAAAGTAGAAGACCTGACCCAGACCCCATTCCATTGTCCGTGCGTTGCGTGGTGTGAAGGTTTCTTTCTGAATACCATGCGCCTCGTTCCTGTACAGACGCTGGGCGTAGTTCTCGAAGCTGATGCCAGTCGTGTATGTCATGGTCAGATGACAGAATTCCTCGAAGGTAAGTTCTTTCATCTGCCCCTCCTTGCTATGTAGCCTGATGGCTCGTCGTCCGCTGACACCAGTTCGGCATAGCGCCTGTCTGCCAGCGACCTGTCCGAGAAACAGAATCGCCTTTCCCATCCGAGCTGATTGCAACCAAGATGGATTGCTCGTGTGTAGAGCAGGTCACCGAGGGCGGCAATAGAACCGTCAGGCAGAACCTTAACGTCTATATATTCACCGTTACTTTTAATCTGTTCGACTTCTGTCATTCCTTTTCCTCCCCAATCTCTTGAATCTCTTGCTTGTACCAGTGCGTCTCGCCACCACGCTTTGCCCATCCATACCTCGTCAACAAAACTGGCTTGTAGTATTCAGGGTGGTTGATGATGCGTGACTCTTGCACCTGACGGTGGCCTTCAAGGTCTTCCGATGTGTCGATCTTCATGTTTGTTCTCCTCTGGCTCTGATTGCGGATGCAACGTGCTTCAATGGCGGGTCATCAACGTCTTCTGCAATGCACCGCGATTCAATGTCATCAACCACCTTTGCACAGGCTTCACGCTCGTCAGCACGGACTTTGGCTGCAATTTCTTGAATAACCCAGTGCATATCTGGGCCAAGATAGTTGTACTCATTCTCTTCTTCATCAGTCAGCCCTACCCCTGTGCGCTGTGGTGGGGTGGTGTCAACCCAGCTATTGCAAAGTGTCTGCGTAACAACCCTGCCATCTTTAAACCAAGTTCTGATTGCGGTAATTCCAACGACAGGCTCTTGCTGTGGTGGGGTGGTGTAGAACATTGACCCAACATATTTGCTAATATCAAACGAATTTCCATCGAGAGTTTGCATAGAAATCTGTCCTGCGCTGTTGCAAACTACTTTAGCCACAGGCTCTTGCTCTGTCACCATTTTCCTAGCGTCAGGAATATGGTCTTGCTCTGTCTGTGCCAATAGTTTCCCGATGATTGCGTAACAGGCGGCATGAAGATTGTTCGCCTCTTCATAGTTCCTTGTTCCGCGCTGACATCGTTTCATGATCTGTTCGGCTTCCCGCTGGAACGAATCACTAATCTGTCGTTTTCTGTTTAGGCTGTCTGTCACGTTTCATCCTCCTTGTGTATGTTGTGTCTGCTATCCAGATAGCCAGCGCACCGATAGCAATAGCCCCGAATGCGCCGACGAATAGCAAAAAGATCACGCCGATAACGTCGAGCATTTCTTTTCCTTTGCTTGGAGTGAGTTGCGGGGGACGCACCATATCTCTCGCCCATCCCCACAGTCCATGAGGAAAGCACCAGCTATGCGCCCAGCTTTGAGTAGCTGATGCACACGCTGACGCGATACACCCAACAGACTGGCGGCTACGGTCAGGGAGACATGACCACGCTCAATCTGTACGTCAATCATTTCTTCTTCGCCCCTTTGATTAACTCATTGACCCCACCTATCTCGGCAGAGATAAGTCGTTGCGCCCACTCCATCATTTCGTCTGCCCCTTCTTGCGTTTCAAACTTCACAGCCGAGGCATGACAGGCGGCAGAGATGGTCTTGACAGACATGGTTGTGTCTACTTCCAGTAGCATTTCCTTGATAGCTTCTGGCATATCTGTCGATGCCGACAGCATATCTATCAGCATCTCGATCATCTCTCTGCGCTTTATGGTGAGCATGGCGACTTGAACCAGATGTGCAAAGTGCTCGCCCTTGTTGGCCTTGATGCTGTCCATCATGTCGAACGCAGAGGAGAAGGCTTCCTCGAATTTGTCCTTGGGCTTTGCCTCCCGCATCAATTCCAGTGTGAGTTGCACCAATATGGTTGCGCTCGGGCCGAACCCACCAACGTGCCACTCGGTGATGTCCTTGACATCCGCACCTTGCTCGCCGAGATAGGACTTGCCATCTTTCCAGTTGTAGACAGTCGCCACTGTGCCGTCAGAGAATTTGACAGACCAGTGTGCGTCTACCTTGTACGCATCACCCTTGGTTGGGACACCGAACAGATCGGTCAGTTCTTTGTAGGTGGCAGTGACCTCGCCGCGAAGAGATGAACCCTCGGTAACGATGGCTTCTTTGTTGTGTGTTGTGTAGTTCATGTCTGTTCCTTTGAAGTTGTTTAAGCATCTATCCATGTCAGCTCTCCGTTAACCCTGATGGGGTAAACCCATCGAACCTTTTCGATCAGCTCGTCCAGCGTGGTGTGAGCAGAGGCTGATTCGCCAGTCTCCATGTCGCAACCGATCACCATGCCCTTGCCAGCCAACGGATTGGGGTAGTCGCTGTGCAAGAAAAAGCGAACGTCCTCTGCGTAGAGACCCTCGTCATCCACAAAGATACCGTCCCCATGCTTGTTGATGCGAGCCACATCGAACGTCTGGCAGTCAGTCAGTTGGTAAATCTGTTCAATGTCACCAGAGTAAACAACCTCGGTGATCTCGTGCTTGAATGGGTCGATGAGAAATGAGCGCATGATTTTCCTTTCAGTACGTGGTGAATAAAACAAAGACAGCGACGGCCAGCATGACGTAGGTCACACCGATTGCGAGATTCGTCCAATCAATATCGGGTGGATTGAGAGGCGGCGGGGCAAACAGACGCTGAGAAAGATCGTCCTCGGGTGTGTGCTTCTCGGGTGGTGTGTAGTCAGCGTCGATGCTGATCTTCCGCTTAGGCGATGGTTTCATTTGACTTTCCTTTCGTTATGCCGCAAGCCTCACGAACCTTGGCGACTGCGGCTGACACTTGCTTGTTACCCTTGGCATCCAACAGACTGCACACTGCTTCCATTGCTTGCATCATTCCTGCTGGTGCTTGGGTTTTATTTTTGATTGCTTCGTCCGCAATCTTTTCGATCATTGCGGTTACACCTTGTACTGTCGCCAGTTGG